TAGCGCCGCCGCCTCCGCCGCCGCTACTTTGACCTGATCCACTAGGTGGAGATCCTGGTCCTCCTGGATTTCCTTCTGGTGGTGAAAAACCTCCGGCATTACCTGATCCTCCAGCTGAAGGTCCCGTTTGACCTCCTCCACCTGATCCTCCTGGAGATCCTGTAGGAGAAACTCCAGCGGCACCGCCGCCACCTCCACTTGAGGTAATGGTTTCAAATACTGAGTTATTTCCTTGGCCACCTTGTTCTGGTGCTCCGCCTGCTCCAGTAGGTGCTCCGCCTGCTCCAACAGTAATTGGTATATTTCCTGATGCTATTGTTATTTTCGTTCCACCTGGAAAAGAAGTTCTATGTCCACCGGCACCGCCTCCGCCGCCGTTAACACCTACATTACCACCACCGGCTCCACCGGCAACAACTAAATAATCTACGTCAACGGGATCAGATTTTGGTAAAGATGATCCTAAACCTAATCCTCTTGCAGCTCCTGCTCCGAATGTTCCTAATAGTGGCATAATCTTTCTCCTCCTAATTTATTACGCAAACTGTGTTTGAGACGCTAAAACTGTGAACGTCGCTGAACCTGTTTTAATAATAGTATACGAATAAACATCTAATGAATTTGTATTACCTGCAGAAGGTGCAGCTCCACCTTGATACTCAGGTGTTACAGAGGAACCATCTATTTGAACAGCGCTATTGTAATAAGCCGATCCACCTTGTTTAACAATGTGTGCGATAGTTATTGATTCTCCTGTATCCATAATTGAATCTAAAGATGTTGAACCATCTCCTCTAATATTTAGAGTCCAGTTAGCTCCTGCGTCAGTTGTAAAATTCCAAACTGCTTGTGTAAGAACATCGTAATTAATTGTTCCTGTAGCAGCTGTTGCTTCTGTTGTAACTTTTTCAGCAACACTTTGAATCTTACCTTGACCATTGAAAGTTGCTCTACCTGTTCCTTTTGGTGTAATATTTAAATCAATATTAGCATCACCACCAGTTACAGATATTGCTGGAGCGTTACCAGTTGCTGCGTTTCCAATTGTAAATTCATTAACAGCAGATCCTGTTGTTGAAAATTTAATTTGTTCATTAGAGTTTTCATCTAAAATAGCTTTAGTATTATCAATAATAATGTTTTGTGCGTTTGTATCTAAGTCAGCTGAAAGTTGTGGTGAAAAATCAGATGATAATTCTGTAAATGCTGTGTCAACAACATTTGTTCCGTCAGAGTAAACCATTTTAGTGCCTTTATCAGCAGCCGCCCAAGTTACTCCAGTTCCTGAAGTAGTCTTAAATGTAACTGTGTGAGCACCAGTAGTTGCATTATCTACTACAAAAGTTTTTTCAATTGAATCAGGAATAGTTACATTAACTGCTCCTCCAATTGTTCCGGTTAATTTTAAGACGGCGTTTTTACCGTTTGATAAAGCACCGTTTGAAAAAGTTAAAGTTGCACCTGATGTGATACCTACTGCATCGTAACCACCAATTGCTTGTTCTAAAATTAATAGGTTTGTATTTGTAATTTGTCCCCAAGTTCCTGAATTTTCTCCAGTAGCTTGAACTGTAAGTTTTAAACTTGCTGATGTCGAGTTCGCCATATTTATATTCTCCGAATTACTTAATTTATTAAAATTTTGTTATAGTGTCAAACTATAATTATGCAGCGTTTGTATCGACTTCCTGCCATCCTGGAGGATCAACTGGTGCTGTGCCAGTGTTGACTTCGTTCCAAATCAATACATTTGTAGCTGTACCTAAGCTGAAAGTCAAGGCATTTCCTGAAGGAAATACTCTAGTTTCAGTAATAACATCTGCTAATGAATTTAACGTGGCTGTTAAAGCAAATCCTGTAACATCTACAGGAGTGTTTAAATCCGCTGTAGCTGATGCTAATGTCATAGTCATTGTCTGACCATAATTAGGGTCTGCTATAAACGTTCCGGTATTCCATTTTGAATTACCCCATGTTGCATCGCCCCAAGACATTGTTGTGTCACCGGCTCCAGTATTAGCGTCTCCTGTAATATCAAAATTATTTTGTCCTGGTATAGCTAAGAACATAGCCATTGCTTGACCCGTAGCTTCTGCATCAGGTTCTGGATCAGCGCCAGAAAAGTTTTCTGTCATAGACATTGTGAGAGTATTTACAGGTTGATTACCGTAAACTCCAAAGCCCCAATTAGAATTACCCCACGTAACTGGTGATTTTGCAGAAACTTCTGCAATTGTATTAGCGTCTCCAATTGTTGTTCCTAAAGTAATTGTTGCAGCTAAACCAGTAGGTTCACCAAACGCTGGACTAAAATTTTGATTTGCAAATAGTGGTAAGCCTGTTGGTTCTGCAACAAATGCAGAAAATGCTTCTACAGTTGCTGGAGCAGAAACAGTTAATGCATTACCTGTAGCTATTAAACTTGAATCTCCGTTTATAGAAATACCACTAGAGCCCTCTGCCATTGTCATGGCAAGACCAGTAACTTGATGTAAGTTTCCAGATTCACCCCAGGTTTCAGTTCCCCAAGTATCGGAACCCCATCCTACGTTTACTTCATTTGTGATTGTAATGCCGCTATTATTAAGCGACATAGACATGGCTTCGCCATTATTCCATTCACCAAAGCCCCATTTGTCTTCACCCCAAGGAACATTATTTGGATTTGTAACATCGACAAACGCATTGCCGAGTTCTCCCCATTTAAGAAAGCCCCAGGTTTGATTTCCCCATGCCATAGGAGTCTACCTCCTATTAGCCCGATATTCTTAGTATCGCTGCTGTTGATGTTGGCGCTGGAAACTGAATTGTAAAAGTTCCTGATGTAGCTGTTTTGTCTGCTCCAAAATTTAAAACACAAACTGCATCAGTAGTTCCTGACCCTGCTCCAGCTGTTGTATTGTAAATTAATGCACCTCTTGCAGTCAGTGATACACCTGTAAAAGATCTATCTGCAAAATCACATCTTGCTACACCTGCAGTTATAGAAGTACCTAGGTTAACTAGGGCTCCGCCACCTTGAGTGTACTGACCAGTGTTTCCAACTTGACCACCTGTGCTATCGCCTGGATAGTTAGTAGTTGAAGAATTTAGAGTTGCTGTAGAGATATAAAGAGCTAGTTTGTACGTATCACCACCAGTTTGTTTAAAACTCATTGCTCCATCTAAAAGTTCTTTTTTAAATGAATTACAAATTGCTTGTGTTATGGCCATAGTTTTCTCCTTATTGTTTTCCTATTCGAGGAACACCACTTTGGTATTCATCTCGTCTTCGTCTTCCCATTTGTTCTATTGAGAATCCTTTGACTGCCTCTGTGTATTTTTTATCATATAACTGGAGCATGTCAACGGGTCCTTTTAAAAATCCGTAAGCCTCAACTAGGCAAGCATATAATAAGCCGTTGGGAAATTTTTGACTTAGATATGTAGTAGGAACTGTAGTCGATAATCCAGCTGTTTTCAAGATGTAATTTAATTGAATTGTATAAGTCGCATCAGGAGTAGGAGCAAATACTAAAGTGTTTTCATCCCAATAGCTATAATATTTTGGAACACCAGTCTCTCCTTTTGGATTATACTCGGCCATAAAGTTAGTATCTCGATACTGTAAAAAATCTCTATTATCTGCTGCAGCAGTACCATCAGAGTCTACAATTTGAGCTGATCTTACAATTAATAAATCATCAGGAGTGTCTATAAATCTAGTATTAAGAACTAAACTAGCTGTTGCATATTTTCTATTATTATCTGAATCTACTTCTCTTAATATTCTTAATTCTGCATCTTGAATAAATCCATTTAAAATAGTGTCAGTAAATACATTACTTGATACTTCAGTATAATCTTTAATTTTTTGTTTTAATTCTGTGTATGTCATGCTCTATCATTAACAGGTCCAGCTAAACATTGGAACCCGCCTCCTGTTTCGGTGCTACTTGCAGCACTAATTAAATTAAAAGTAAAACTGTTATTTTGAGTAACAGTTGAAGGTTGACCCGCTTGTGGGACTACTGTTGGAACCATGGTCACGGAGTAAGCTCCGTAGACTTTCGCTCCGCTTGAGTGTGCACCTGCGGGTGTGTTTTTGGGAGTCTGTCCTCTAAAAGGAGCAGCTGTTCCTCTAACACAATTTGATAAAACGTTTCCTGAATTACCGTTATAAAAAATAGTTTCGTTTTCAAATAAACCTGAAACAGAATTTATTTTTTCAATCATAATGTAACCTTGACTTGGAAATGCAGAAGAGTCTGTTAAAGTTATAGAAATATCTGTAGCAGTAATGTCACCATTTAAAGTTGTTTGTAATTGTAAAGTAGAAACTGAAACTCCACCTACTGGAGATTTAACATCATAAAATCTTATAAAGTCTCCTGTTCTATAATCACTAAATGGAAAACTTACTGAAACTTGAGTTGATGCAGCAGTCATTGTAAAAGGATTTTTAGGTAAAAAATCTGTAGTTGGAAATTCTGTTCTTGCTGGTCTTGGATGTGGTAATCCTTGAGGATCTGCTGTATATGGTTTTGGTTCAAGTTGTGGTTGTTTAGGTTCATACTCAGAAGTATGTACTCTTGCTCCATTCCATTCTTTAACCATTTCAGTGTATGGATATGCTAATCCAGATCTATCTGAAATAAATAATGCGTATCTGCCTTTTGATAAATTTCCCATAATTATAAACTCGGATAGTAGGTTTTAGGTGAAATGTAAACACTAGCCGAAGAACCATCTTCTTCTAGAGCTCTAGCCAATTCATCCTCATAAATTAATTTCATTTCTTGTATTCTTGGTTGCGCATATTTCATAGATAGATAATACGTTAATCCAGCAACCATACAAGGTACAAATCTGTAAGGGACATCTGTTGCATTTGTATAATCACCTGCATCTTGTATTCTTTTTTCATAATAAAAATTTATTGCGTTTCCATTTTCTGATGAACCTGGTGTTAAATATAAAGTTATTAAAATATGATCTATAAATCTTTGCACAAAATATTGTGAGGGTTGTCCTGTTGCTGATTTATTTGAAAGAGCTTGAAACTGTGATCTATTAATTTTTTCTAACGGAGAATCTACATTAGAAGAATTTCTATAAGACATTTCTAAAATTTCTGTAGCTTGATTAACAAAATTAGTGACAGCATCTCCATTAGAGTGAGTTGCTGCAGTTGTTCCGTTTACTCCTCTTGTAACTCCTGTTAGCTCTAAAGAACTAAATCCAGTGTAAGAAATATTTTCTGATCCTACATTTATTGTGCCTGTGTCAGGCATACGATCTTTAGAGGCAATTGTAATTCCAGTGGTTGCGCTTGTAGATGAAATAGCAGCAGTTAAAGTAGTAGTTACTCCATTAGAGTTTCCGTCAGCGGTAGATCTAAAAATTTTATATTCGTTTTGACCATTTACTAAAGTAATATTAGTATTTGCTACTTCCCAAAAATGAAGACCTCTGTTTCCCCATTCTTGAAACATTATATTTAAAGAACGTCTAGCGGTTTTTAAATTATAGCCGCTCATGTCAAACTGACCGAGTCTATTGTAAGACTCTTCAATTATCTCATCAATTGCAAACGTTTTATCAAACGTCGTAGTGCCGGAAGTAATGTTCGCCATTAGCTACCTCTTTATGTGAATGTGCCAATTATTGTACAAAAATCACAATTAGTTAAATCTACATAGACTCCTGATTTACATCTAATTCCATCTTCAGGAATTTTAAATTCATGAACATGATTAGCCGCTGTTCCAAATTTACCATGAAAAACTAATTTAGAAGCTGTTTTAGAACTATCTGCTTCATCGTAAATTTTTATTTCAGCATCAGCATCACTAGCTTGAGCAAAAACATTTAAAAGTCTTGCTTTAGTAATAGTAGTAGCAGTTGTACCCACATATTTTTGAGCTAAACCATCTGCTATTAGAGCTATGGATTGTTGAACGTCTGTTCCAAATGTTGCCATATTTTTTCTCCTTAAAATTTTATGCGGGCCCGAAGGCCCACATATAATTATTTATTACGATCCACTAAATGGTGTAGCGATTGTGCCACTACCAACTAGTACACCTTCAACCATGTAAGTATTAGCTGCAGTTGCAGTAAACTTAATTCTTGAACCTTTTAAACCACCTGTTGTAGCAACAGATGCTCCAGCTTCTCCATTTAAGTTTACGATGTCATTTGCTGCTGTAGGTATAAATGATTTTTTTGCACCATCATTAACACCAATCATAACTGAACCTACAAACTTGTCAGTTCCATCAGTTGAAATTGTTCCAGTAAAATCATCAATGAAAAGCAATTCAAAAGTTGTACCAACTGTGCTTGGGTTGTTAGGATCTCTTCCTGGTCCTGCTACTGATGAATCAGTTCCACCAACGATTGACGGTAAAGTAATCGCAGTAGGTGTTCCAGCAGGGTCCATAGTAACAATTCTGCCTGCGTGAGCTGCTACAGTTAAGTCAGTAGCTAAAGTTAACGCAACAGTTGATCCTGGTCCTATTGATTGAAATCCAGAACGTGATCGTACCGGACCATCGAATGTAGTATTTGCCATATTAATATCCTCCTAGTTTTTCGAACATAGTCTCTAGGCCGCCGACTATACGCGTCTATGTTCTGATTTTAATTGTATAGTAATTTATTTATATATTAGATTTTAGTAGAGTGCAAGAGAGCCTACGGTATTTATGCATTTCAGCAATTGCAGCTTTAGATTAAGTAGCTACAGAAACTTGTGGAGCGGCACCTTCAATACTATTTTGCCTGTGGGCAATTTTAGCTTCTTCAAGCTTAATGTCAGTAATGACTTTTTTAATTTTGTCATCAATTCTGACCATGTCAAGAGTATATCTACCATTAGACAGATGCTCCTGTTCCCACTTCAACTCCAAGGACCTTTTTTGTTTGTAAAGGTCTTGTATCATTAACAACCTCCTCATAGGTTATTCTATTCAACGGGCCGAACATTCCCGTCTTTTCCCATTTTATATCGTTTTCTCCAAGTTTGTCAAGGATAGCATTTTCTACACTTTCAGCATTATCTTCAGCTAATATAGTAAATTTAGCATGATAATCGTATGCAAAGATATTAATGAGAAGTTTTTTCATAGATTTTCTTTCGTATTTCTTAATTGAGGCGGAACTATGTTCCGCCTCAAAATTATTTATTAACTTACTCCAGGTGAACCGAAAATTCCTCTAAAGTCAGAAACACCAAATTGGTATCTTTCTCTAGCTTTGAATCTTAAGTTACCAGTATCGAAGTCACCTTCCATCGCTGTTTTGATCGGAGTTCTAATGAAATGTTTCATTCCATTTGGAACGTCCGTAATGAGGAAGAATGCATTTGGATCAGTTAAGAAATTGTTCACTCTGTAACCTTGAGGAACCATTCCCATTGATCTGATAGCATTAATATCATTATCAGCTGTAGCAGTTCTGCCTTCAGACTTCATCAGTCTTTCAGCTGTAAATTGCAGAGCAGAAGGAATTATCATTCTAACTCCTTTAGCTGC